GTGCCCATCAGCACCGAAGCGGGCGAGTACGCCACCTCGGTGACCTATCAAATGTATGACTATTCCGGACGGGGCAAGCGGCATTCTGGACGTGGCGAAGATATTCCGACGGTCGATGTGGCCTACGCACAAAAGAGCGTGCCTGTCGTGTTGGGCACCATTGGCTACGATTACACCACCGAGGAACTGCGCCAATCGGCCTTTCTGCGTAAACCCCTCAACACCGCGCGGGCCGATGCGGCGATGGATGCCTATGAGCGTCATATCAACGATGTGGCGTTGTTTGGTGAGGACGAACTCACCGGCCTGTACACCCATCCTGGCGTGCCGGTCCTGTTGAACACCGCCGGGCCTTGGATCGGTCAGTCGCCCGCCCAGGTGCTGGCCTTGTTCAACGCCTTGATCTCCAGCGCTTGGATGAACACCCAATATGTGGAGATGATCGATACCGTCCTGTTGCCCGGTAGCGTCATGAACTATCTCGTCTCCACCCCGCGCAGTGACAACAGCGATAAAACCATTCTGCATTACGTGCTGGAAAACAACATTGCCAAAGCCGAGCGTGGCCTTGATCTGACAGTTCGCACCGGCTACGGCTTGGAGACGGCAGGAGAAGGCGGCACGACCCGCGCCATGGTGTATACCAAGCACCCGACCAAGCTGGTGCTGCATCTGCCCATGCCGATCCGGTTTTTGCCCCCGCAACCCAAGGGCCTGAAGTTTGATATTCCAGGCGAATACAAATACAGCGGCGTGGAGTTCCGTTATCCCAAGTCCGCCCTGTATGCCGACGGCATTTGAGTCTGAGGCCACACACATGACACCAGCGCCCTGAGGCGCTTTTTTTTTGGAGAACGCAGCACCATGACCACGATCATGCTCAAGAACACCCGCAGCTGTGATGTCACCCTGGATGGCGTGACGATCCAGGCCGGACGCACGCAGGCCCTGGAGGCCGCACACGTGGAGCAGCTGCGGCAGCACCCTGGGATTGGTCTGTGGTTTGACAATGGCTATTTGGTGGAGCAGCAGGTGGAACCATCATGCGCCCCAGTGGGTGGCGGTGAAGGGCATACGGACCCTACGACAGAAAAAACCCCTGTGATAGAAACGGATCCTACGACAGAAAAAAACCCTGTGACAGAAACGGATCCTACGACAGAAAAAACCCCTGTGACAGAAGAGGCCAGGCATGACGCTGCGCCGGGTAAAGCAGGAAAATCCAGAAGGACCTGATCATGGCCGAGTCACTGACGGTTCAAACATTCCTGGCACGCTATCCGGAGTTTGCCACCCAGCCCCCGGAACGCGTGGCTCAGGCCCTGGAAGACGCCCATCCCTGGGTGGATGCGTCCCGATGGGGAGCTGCGTATGCGCAAGGAATCGCGAGCCTGGCGGCCCATTTTGTTTGGTCCACCCCAGGGCTGGGAGCCGACAGCGCCGCCGCTAGAGGCGTGGTGGTGTCCGAGCGCGCCGGTGATCTGCACATCAGCTACGCGGCGCTGCCCTCTGACAGTGCCAGTGACGCTTGGCTAGCCACCTCGGTGTATGGACAACGTTACCTGACGCTGCGTCGGATGATCGGCCTGGGGGCCTTGGTCGCCCCATGAGTGCCGTCAAGATCATTCGGCCCGCCGATCCCAAAACGTGGAAGGCCCTGGCGCAGCGGCTGCACGCGATGGCGCAGCGCTGTGTCGTGGTGGGCATTCCTGCGGCGCAGAACCCCCGGACGGAAGACGGGATCGGCTCGGCTGGACTGTTGGCGGTGCATGAATTGGGTGCGCCAGAGCGGGGCATTCCGGAGCGCTCCGTGGTGCGGCGTTCCATCAGCGAGCATCAAGACAACTATGTGGCCCTGCACAGGCAGCACCTGCGCGCAGTGCTGCGTGATGCGATGAGCGTAGAGACCGCCCTGGACACCCTCGGGGCGGTGGCCGCAGGCGATGTCCAGGCCACCATCCGTCACGCGGACTTACCGCCGCTGAGGCAACAGACCATTCGGCGCAAAGGCTCCAGCGCCCCGCTGATTGACACCGGGCAGATGCTCCAGTCGATCACCTATGAGGTGCGCGATGCTGAAGATTAGCGCGCTGTTTGGCAATCCACGCTTTGCCCAGACCGTCACGGTGCACCGTGACCACGGGCACTATCGCGCCGATGGCACCTGGATCCAGGACAGCGTTGCGCACCCTGTGCGAGCGATCCTGCATCCGGTCAAACCCGATGACCTGCAATTGCTTCCAGAAGGGCAGCGCTATTTTCCCTCCAAAAAAATCATGAGTCAGCACGCGCTGTGCGTCGGTGATCTGGTGCGCTACCAGGACACCACCTGGCGCATCGTGCAGCTTTCTGACTGGTCCGAGTATGGCTACTACCACGGTATCGCCGTTCGACATGACGGGACTGCGCAGCCTGCTGCGGCTGCTTCTGGCCTTACCTGAAGGATCCGTCCGCCCGGCGGATCAGCCCGCCCCCTGTGGAGCCGCACCGTTTGTGACGGTAAAGCGCGTGCGTTCTACCCCCTTGGGAGCGGCGTGCTGCGCCTTTGATGGCCGCCAGCAGAGCATCACCTGTGCCTATCTGCACCACATTAGTGTGAATGCCTACGGTACGGGCGCCTATGAACTGCTGTTGCAGGCGCGTGCCTTACTGTCCTGGCCAGGCGGGCACGGCAGGGCTGCGCGCCTTACGTGCGGGCCTGGTGTCCGTCACGGCTGCCCAAGACCTCTCGGCCATTGTGGGCGCCGGATATGAAGCCCGCGCCCGGATCGAATTACAGATCACCCACCACCACCGTGTGGTGACCACCCTGGCTGCTGTGGACAGCGCAGACATCCATATTCACACCCGCACCGGTCACATCGCCAGCGTGACCATGACGGCACCGGAGACCCAGTAAATGGCGCTAGCGCTTTCAAACATTGTCAATGTGCAACTCAATGCACAGCCCCAGTCAGCAACCCGTCGTGACTTTGGGATGCTGGCCGTGTTCACCCCCGAAGCGGGCACCGTATTTGTCGATACCAAAACACGCTTCATGCATGCCAGCACGCAGCAGCAGGTGGAACACGCCTTTGGCAGCTACTCCAAAACCGCAGCAGCCACCCGCCGTTTTTTTGCACAAAGCCCACGCCCCAAACAGCTCATGGTGGCGCGCTGGAATCGATTTAAACAACACATTGCCGCCTCCCCAACGACACTCACCTCCGGGCCGATTGCTCAGGCCGATACGTGGTACAAGGGCGTTGATGACGGCTGTTTTTCCATCCGCTTATATGGTGTGGATGTCACCTTATCCAAGCTGAATTTCACCACGGCCACTTCCTTCTCCCAGGTGGCGGCTGTGTTGAATAAGGCACTGGATGAGTTTGGATTTCATTGCCGATTCTTAAATGATTGCTTTGAAATCTATGCCGCCGTGGCCGGAGGAAATAACGCCATTGGCTATGCACAGCAGCGAAGTCCCTCTGGCACCTATGTCGGGCACTGGCTGAAGCTTGAAGCCGATCAGGCCCGCCTGAACATCGGCAACAACGCTGACACCATCGAGGCCGAAACACTGCCGGACGCCTTTGCGGCCTTGCAGGCACTCACCACAGGCTGGTATGCCGCCGCGGTGGCCGATGAGACATTGACAGACACGCACATCCGATCCGCCTCCACATGGATCCAAGCGGCAGACAAAAAAATCATGGGATGGACGACCCGCGACCCGGCGCATTTGGAATTTAAAAAAACCAATGTGTTCAGACAGCTCAACGCATCAGGGTGTGATCGCACCGTGGTGCTGTACGACACCACGGACCCCTACGCGGTGATCTCGTGGTTGGCCCGTGCCTTGTCGGTGAACTTCAGTGCCAACAACGCCGCCCTGACCATGAAATTTAAGCAACTGCCCGGCGTGGCCGCAGATCAATTGACACAGACGCAGGTGGCCCAGTGCGTGCGTTTAGGCATCAACTATTACGCCTACTTTGATGATGTGGCGATGGTGGCCGAAGGCACCTGTATTGGCGGGCGCTTCTTTGATGAAGTCCATCTGCTGGATTGGCTGGTGGATGCGGTGCAAAAGGAAGTGTTTGCCGTCCTGCATCGCAGCCCGACGAAGGTGCCGCTGACGGATGCAGGCACCCACCTGCTGCTGGCGGCCTGCAAAAAAGTCTGCCAAGAAGGGGTCCGTAACGGCGCCTTTGCCCCTGGCCTCTGGAACGGGGAGGCCTTCGGTGCGCTGGCCACGGGCGATTACCTGGACGCTGGTTTTTATGTCTGGGCCGATTCAGTGGACACCTTATCGACCTCTGATCGCCAAGCGCGCCGGGCACCGCCACTTCAGATCGCCGTGAAGCTGGCCGGTGCCATCCATGCGGTGGACGTCATCATCCACTTTGACCGATAAAGGAATCCCATGTCCGTCTTCGACCCCAAACAAGTGTCGGTGCTCCTCAATGGAACCCAGATCAAAGACTGGGCCGATGGCACGGACGTCATCGACGCCAAACACAATGCTGATGCCGGTGCCTACACCATCGGGGCCAGCGGCGCGGGCGTGTTTGTCGCCAACGCGGATCGGTCCGGCACCTTAACCTTGAAAATCAAACAGCACAGCGCCGACAACACATTTTTGAGCAGGCGACTGGCGCAGCAACGCGGCGCGATCCAGTCATTCACCCCCTTCACCCTGGATATCCGTGACCTGTTGAATCAGGACGTGGTGACAGCGACCCATGGGTATTTCACGACGCCCCCCGGATTTACCCGGGGCGCCGGACACAATCCAGAAACCTGGACACTGGTGTTCCAGGTCATGGACATCACCCTAGAAAAAGGCTTTGGCAACGCATGAACAATGAACATCGTTTTGAAATAGATGGCATCACCTACCTGATGACCCCGGCCAATGCGATGGCGGCCTGGCAATCACTCAAACGCGCCGGGGTGCTGCTGCGGGGGATGGATGCGGACGCCCTGACCAACACCCAAGGCGCAGCCTCCGTTGCCCTAGGGGCGATCCTGAGCCATCTGGGCGACCCTGCGGTCACTGAGATAGAAGCCTTGGTGTTCGAACAGACCGCGATCAAGACCCCCGATG